TAAAAAAATAGCTGATTACTATGGTGCAACTGTAGATGAAATTTTTTTTAAACCTAAAGACACAAAATGTGTCCAAGATAAAAAGTAATTGGCCTGTGGAAATAAAGTATTAAACAATCAATCATTTGGAGGTGCTCCTTATGCAAAGAAAAACATTAACCGTCAATGAAGTAGCAGATTATATCGGTGTTCATCCGGATACGATTTACAATATGGTCCGGGAAAAACAAATTCCACACGTTCGGGTTCGTAGACGCATCTTTTTCACTGTTGAAGCAATCGATCGTTGGATGAATGAACAAGAGCATAAAAATATTGCTATCTAGCAACAATTTACTGCTATTTGATGGAACAATTAAACCTTGATTTTGGTACAAAGGAGGAAAAGGGAATGGTGAATAAGGTAGGGGAAGAATTGGCAAAAGCCAGAAAAAGGAAGGGTTTATCACAAGAAAAACTGGCTTTGGAGTTGCCGGTATCTAGAGAAAGTCTTGCAAAATACGAGATTGGAACCAGAAACATTCCTGATGATCTACGGGATGATATTGCGATTGCTTTGGATGATGTTGAATACTACTTTGTTACTTGGAGCGCTGCAGCAGGTGAAGTTGCTATTCCATACCTAGACGGAGATTACATAGATAAACATCCAAGTAGCATGATGATACTCACAAAAAAAGAAACAAGTGAAGCACTTGAAAACCTAGAAAATGTCTGCTGGTATAAACCAAATCATTGTATAGATGATTTGGAAAAAAAGCAGTTAAAACAAGCAATGTTTGAAATATTGGATGCAGCAACTTCATTAGTAAATTTAGTCGGAGTTTTATGCCGGGATTATAAATTTTCAATGAAAGGGATTTTCAAGGAATGGCGTTTATCGTTGAAATTACGAAACTACAAAAAGTAATGGAGGGTTGTTAAGTGTGTGAAATAACCTTATCGGAAGTAAAAGAAAGATATTGTAGTGACCTTGCAAACAGGATTGCTGAACAAATAGAGTACGCAAAAGAAAAAGGAATGCAGTGGAAACTTGAAGTATTCAATGAAGATGATTATTTTATCTCGTTTGTATTTGTGACAAAAGCATTTACGTGGTATTACGAGTTTCATAAAGGGGCTAAAAAAGTATCAAAGGAATGGATTATTGGTAGTGTAGACTGCGAAAAAATATTGAATTTAATGAAATCCTTAAGAATGGGGGAAGCAGTATGAATTTTATAATGTCAGCTAGTCGATTGATGAAGGCGGGGGAAGTGGTAGCAGTATGCAAGGAAATAAAAAAAGACCCAGCCATTTTGTTAAAGACTGAGGATGAAGCAAAGAAAAGATTTTTTCTAGAAAAACAAAAGGCAGCAAGTGCTGGAACACTCACTGCCTGAGAATTTTACTGTCAACTATATTGTAACAGATAAATACTTTTGACCGCAAGTCCAATCGGGCTTGCCGTACTGGCTAGGATGAACTTAACCATACACAATTATACACTATGTCATCCCCTCATATCCTAGTCAGTACGGTGCGCACCGATAAAAAAAGAAAGGAGGATAAAGGTGTTATCACGTGATGAAAAAAGGGAAATTCGCATGAAAATTACTGATTTGTTGGATCAGCATTGTCGATCTTGTCCCAATGGAAAAGAACATCATAAAAATGTTTGTCTTGGTTGTTCGGTTTTATCCCAAATCCAGTGTTTGAGTAAACAACTTTTCGACAAAAACAATAACTCTGAAAAAGTTCTTGGTGTTGTAAAAACTGGCAAATTTACTGAGGATGAAGATTTGTATTTAATGAATCACATTAGTCATTTTGACGTGGACCACATTTCAAAACGACTCGGTAGAACTACACGTTCTGTGAATGTAAGACTAAATTATTTAAAACAATTCAAAAACATAGTTTCCTAGTAGTCTACAAAAAAATGCGAAAGGTAGATGAAATATGCTATACAAAATTGACTTTTACCAATGCAAAAACGGGAAATACCCAACTTTAGAGACGGTGCTTATTTTCTCCGATTCTGTTTCTGAATGTAAAAAAGTGGCGCAAGAAATGTTGTTATCATTCAAGCAAAAAAATGTCGCTTATGCAATTGAGGAAGCGCTATGATTCAGTTCAGTGATTTGTCCAAAGTGATGTTGCCGGAAAGTATTTTGAAAAAACAAATGGATAAGGATTTTGTCAGTGCAATCAAAAAATACTTAGAAGTCGGTTATCCAAATTATGAGTTTTTATATGTTCAAGGTTCTTTTGCTGTTTGTTTAATGTGTAAAGATTGGGGTGGAGACGGTGGCCAAATTTAGAATGGTTCATACGGATTTTTGGAATGATGGAAAAGTAATTGAAGACATGACGCCGGAAGATAAATTTTTCTTTCTGTATCTTTTAACCAATCCAAATACTACTCAAATAGGTATTTACCAAATAACTAAAAAACAAATTGCCTTTGATATGGGTTATTCAATAGAAAGTGTGAATTCCTTAATGAACAGATTTATAGAGCACCATGGATTGATCCGATATAATCCGGATACTCGAGAGCTAGCCGTCAAAAACTGGGGGAAATATAACCTTGTAAGAGGCGGTAAACCGATACTTGATTGTATAAAAGCTGAACTAAAGGAAGTTAAGGATATAACGCTTATTAAGTACGTTGGGGTTAATGTTCCAAATGACTCGATTCGGTCTATTTACGAATTGTACTACGTAACGTCTAACGATACGTCTACGTTAAGGGGGGAAAAAGAAGAAGAAGAAAAAGAACAACAACAAGAAAAAGAAGAAGAACAAGAAGATGTCCGTGAAATCATTAACTTTTGGGACAACAATGGTTTTGGTTTAAATAACATGAGCGGAAAAGAACGGTTGTTGTCGTGGTTGGATGATTCTAAATTCAAAAATCCAAAAGAAATGATTTTAAAAGCATTAGAAATCGCTTGTTCAAATAATAAGCGTTATTTGAAGTACGTTGAAGGTATATTGCGAAACTGGGAAAATGAATCCTTGTTAACTCTTGCAGAAGTTGAGCAGAGTAGGAATAATAGCAAGCCTGGGAATAAAAAACCTAGATATGATCCAAAGAAAGATAGATTCTGAGAAAGGGATGGTGGTTAGTGAAATCAATTAAGGACTTTACTTTGTTGAAAGCAGTTGGTGAAGAGACTTGTTCAACTTGTGGTTCGGTTTACAAGCTGTATGAGACGCCAAGGGGAATCATGGGCGCATGTAAAACATGTGTTGATAACGAGTTTATAAAGTCTCTTAAATTGCCAAGCATTGAGGATTTAAAACAAAAAAGACTGGAAATTTTTGTAAATGAGTTTGAAAAAGTGACTAGTGATATTGAAAGAGCTTCTGTTAGTAGTTATAAACCACGTCATGAAACACAGCTAAAAGCAAAGCAAATAGCGGTGAAATACGTGAAAGAATTCGATGGGAAAAAGTCCATTGTTCTTAGCGGGGATCCGGGACTAGGAAAAAGTCATTTAGCTTATGCAATCGTGAAAGCGGTCCGTCAAAAGGGATATAACGTTCTGTATATTAAGTCCACTCACTTATTGGACAAGCTAAAAAAATCATATAGTGGCGATAAGTATTCCGAAGAACAAATATTTAATATGATTGAACGATTAGACCTATTGGCGGTGGACGATGTAGGTGCTGAATATGTCAAAAGCAATGATGACGGGTATGAATCCTGGGCATCTGACGTTTTATACAAGATTTTTGATATGCGTATTGAAAAAGCGAGTATCTGCACGACGAATTATTCAGAGAGTGAGCTAAACAAAAAGTATGGGAATAATGGGCCTAGAATTATTTCAAGGATGACCGCTAATGCACACCTAATTAGGCTAGAAGGTCAAGATTACCGCAGGAAGGAGGCCTTTTAGATGATTCAGCTTTTTGGTTTTAATAGTCAACCATACTCGATGATTATTTGGCAAAATGATAAAGCTAAGTCCAAGACAGTTTGTTTATCTCCAGAAGATGAACATATGGCATTAAATCGCTTTTATACAACAGGTGATTTTTACAATACATACGACAAAGCGATTGTGATTCGGCAAGATGAAACCATTCAAATTGAAAAAGGAGTGAAAATGAATGTTGCTATCTAAAGCGGCTAATTTGGGCGAAAAGAAACGCGAATTAATTGTGGAGGATTTACTATCTTTAGGTGTATATAGCCATAACGGGAAAGATGTCCGAAATCTTGAATACCATGAAGCCAAAACTGCTTTGGTCATTGAGTTAGTTAAAAGGGGTTAGTCATATGCCAACATTGGCACAAGGGTGGCTTGAAAAAAATCTGTTAACCAAAAGTCGTAGAAATATCGTCGTTTTATTCGAAGACAGTGACCTTATTTGGGATGAAAAAGAACTAAATTGCTTGGCTGAAATGAATCGAGACGGATGTAGTGTAACTGAAATGATGAACGTCTTTGGACGTGAGGATCCGGATGAGATTTTCCTAGCGTTATTTTATCTTGCTAAGGTCGGTAAAGTTAAAAAAATCGATTTAAGGAGGCTGATCGGTTAAATGAGGTCAAAAACAAGGTTTTTAAGAAAAATTGTCTACGGTTTAACAGAAGACAAGGTTAAAAAGGTAATAGATATGCATGAAAGACGAGGTTGGAAAAAAGAAAGTGAAGTAAAAGAATATGGTTATGGGTTTGGTTGTCTAATGACTTTTGAAGCAAAACACTATAAAAATTGATTTCCGGCCATGTTCGAGATGACCGGATAAATATTAAGAGCCGAATACCTTTATTATACCATGGAGGTGTTCGTGTGAAAATCGAACGTGTTGATTTGAATGATAATTTAACAGTTACCGAACAAGTTGAACCGGGAAAAATAATAATCATTATCCTTGATGGTAACCAAGGAAAGGTAAGTAAATGTAATGCTGTAAATCATGGCTATACGATCATCGAAACTGTAAATGGTAAAGCAAAGCGAATAAAGTTTGAAGATTACGAGTTACTATAATTATTCCACCAAGATTGATAACAAACCTATCCCAAGCTTTGTACAAACTATATCAAGATGTTAGTTAGTAGTGAAATTTAAAAAATTGGAAGGTGATTTTAATGACTCGAGTAGAAAAGATTGAGTTTTGCCGTGAAAGCGTGAAAAAAACAAATTCCAATCCATATGTGAGGTTTGAGGAGTTGGATGAAATAAAATTGGACGCGTGGGTGCGGTATTTTGAGTGTCTAACTAAAAAATGAGGAGAGTAAAATTTGAATGAAAATTAATAAAGAAATCCTTATTGAAATTCGCCATAACCTAGAAGAAGTAAGAATGAGGAGGAATAAGTTTGAAACAAATTTATCGTACTTTTGCTGATACAGAAGTGGCCCGTTTATATACAAATGTGAAATGTCCTTATTGCGGTGAGGAGTGGCAGATATGGACGAACCGGGCAAAACGTATGTTTTGATTTGTGATGGTGGTTGCGGTAAAGAATTTGAAATGTATTTTGATGCTGATTGATTCATAGTTTGAGTGGATTAAGTGGTTAGTCTAAAAAAATTCTACAGTAAAAAGAAAGGAGAAAAAAATGAAACAGTTTTATTATGAATTTAATGAAAATGAATACTATACTTTGATTGCAGTTAGTATTGATGAAAATGATTTGTATACAAGGGCTTTCAAAAAGGCCATTGAAATTTATATAGAAAACGTTTCTGGAAGTAACATTGATGAAGTATTAGAAGAAGGATCACCTAATGAAAGAACAAAGGAATATGCATTTATGAAATTCATGTATGCACCAAATAACCAAAAAAGTACTGTTAAGGAATTAATTCAAGAATTTGAAAGTGTTGAAAATGGTGTTTTGTTGATTGATGGGGCATTAATTTAATGTACATTTCGAATTTGTGAGGTGGAAAAATGGAACTTAAAATAAAGAATTTTAGAGGCAGTTGGGCCGCAACTTATATCGAACCTAGCGAGGTAGAATTATTATGGTTATTCCAGAATCTAAAACAAATCAACAAAAATTTGGATAGTTACTTTTCGTCTATATTTAAGGAACACTGTGGATATTGTTATGAAACAAATGGAAATTATAATAACGATTCCAAAACAACAATTTGTAGTTATCGGATAAGTACAGCATTAGTTACAGATATTCCAGAGGATGATTGGGATAGTGACGACAGAGGATTGCAAATTAATATTTGCGAAAAATGCCATTGCTGGGATGTTGTAGATTATTAGATTATTACAAAAGAATATAGTCCAAGATAGGAAAGCCTGAGGACACTGATTACGGCAAAAATATGCTGATAATTGGTGTCTTTTTTATTTTCGTAAATAATGAGGAAAGCAGACAATGAGAAAAAGCTTTGGAGGGGAGATTGAATGAATCATATAGATTTACAATTAACTACTATCAATAGAAAAGCAACGAAAGAAAAGGTTGAGAAGGAATTAGAAAAATACAGACGTCTTTTGTTAACAGAAGAGCTAGATAATTTACCTATTGTTACAACAAACTATACACTTGTACCACCTTCTAAGACGAATCATTTTTACTCTTCGACGGAGAATGCTGCAATTTCAATGGTTGACTATCAAGTTGAAAGGCAGAAATTTATTAATAAGATTTTAAAAGCTGTTAATCGTTTAGGATACAAAGAAAGGACAATAATTATTAAGCGATATATGACCACGGAACAACTTTTTGATAACGAAATATATAACGAATTACACATGGCCGAAAGAACATATCGTCGTTATAAGTCTGCGGCAATATATAGCCTAGCATTTGCGTTGAAATTAGTAATTTATGAGGAGGATAAGGAGGTTGAAGGTGCATGAATTTTGTACAACCAATTCGGGATCCAGAAAAAATAAACAGTATGAAAGAATACTTCAAGTTAAGAAATCAAAGAAACTATGTCATGTTTTTAATTGGAATTGGTGTTGGGTTACGTATATCGGATATATTGCAGCTAAAGAAAGAGGATTTGCTAAATACTCATATTATTATTAAAGAAAAGAAAACTAGAAAACAAAAGAGGATTAGAATTCCACCATCTATACGTAAGGAATTAATAGATTATGCAAAAACATTAAAGGATGGTCAGTATGCAATCCCATCAAGACAGGGAGGCAATAAGCCAATTGATAGATCTACAGCATATAGAATATTACGAGAAGCAGCAGATAATTGTGGCTTGGAAGAAATTGGAACTCACACCTTAAGAAAAACATTTGGCTATCACTTTTATCAACAAACAAAAGATATTGCTTTACTTCAAGATTTGTTTAATCATACCAGTCCAGATATTACAATGAGATATATAGGTATCAATCAAGACGCTCGAGACAAAGCGATGATAAAGTATAAAATTTAGCTTTTATTTTTTTGTTTTTGTCTACTACAACAAAAAAATGTTTGGAGTGTACTCAAAAGCAAAATTCCAAATAGTGCAGTATTAACAAGCTGTTCATCGTTTTGGCGAGTGCAACAGTCTATATATTATATTGTACTCATTAGCAAGAAATAAGGAGTGAAAAAATGGATATAGAAGAAGCTAAAAGAAGGATAAAATATTATGAAAGTTTCATAGAATTGGTTGAAAATTATGATCCTCAAACAATGGAACAATGGGTATATAAACTTTATGTGCAGCTGGAAAGCGTGAGTAAAGTAACAGACGAATTAAATAAAATGGGATTCCGACATGAAAAAAGAAAATTAGTTACAACAGACATTTCTCCATTATTAAGAAGTAAGCCTACTGATCCAATGCATGAATTAGCTAATAAAATATTCAAAGCGAATAAAAGAAAAGTTAAAGCTAGATGGTGGTAAGTGGCAGACTTTTGGCAGAATATTGACCGATTATTTTGTTATAAATGTGTTACATTTGTAGTATAAAAATATGTTGTAAAAGGAAGAGTCATCTAATTAGGTGGCTTTTTTATTGCAATGGGGTTCGGGGTTATCCCGGACGAAACATGGTCATTGTGTGCCCTAATCCTCAATAGTTGTGAAGTGGGTGGGTGCATGAGGATAAAAAACTAAAAAGGCAATACAAATATTGAGTGTCCTAAGAGATAGGTTAATGTGAGTGATCAATATGTTAAAAAGTTGTAGTTATTGTGGACGTATTCATAAAAAAGGTGAGATATGTCCAAATAAGCCTAAGAAACAAAAGAAAGTATCTTATGTGGACAAATTTAGAAAGACTAAAGTATGGCAATCCAAAAGAGAAGACGTTTGTAAAAGGGATAACTATTTGTGCCAGGTTTGTATAAGAGAACTTCATAATACGCAAACAAAGTATAACTTTACTAATATTCAAGTCCACCATATAGATCCAATCGTTAATAATTGGAACAGAAGGTTGGACAGTACAAACCTAATCAGCGTGTGTCCGTATCATCATAAACTTGCGGAGGATGGAAGGATAAGTAGAGAAGAACTATGGACAATCGTGAAAGAACAAGAGAACAAAGCGAAAATAATCCCCCCGGGATTGTGAAGGAAATTTTCAAAAATCTTGTAGACCGACTGCCCCTATTTCTTCGAGAAAAATTCCCGAAATGAAATTATTTTTTAGAAAGTTTAGGTTAAGGAGGTGAGGAAATGGCAAGGCCAACAAAAAGTGTTAAAACAATGAGCAAAAATTTAACAAAAGAAGAGATTGCAGTCCGATTGCAAACGGAAGAAAAATTAAAAGGTGCAGCCGACAAAATTTCCCCTCCTAAACATTTGAATACAAAGCAAAAGAAAATATTTAAACACATTGTCCAGGAACTTAAAGCTAGTAAGGTTTTAGGGAATCTGGACATATATATTTTAAGTGCTGCTGCAATTGCAATTGACCGAATCCAAGAAATCGAAAAACAAATTAATGATGATATTAAATTATTAATGGATAGAAGTTTAATGAGCGCGAAAGAAAAATACACGAAAGAATTCTTTCGTTGTTGTAATGAGTTGAGTCTTTCTCCACAATCCAGGGCAAAATTAGGAACCATTAACGTTCAAGCAAAACAGCAAGAAGAAGAACCATTGTTAAAAGTATTAAATGGCGGTAGAAAATGAGTATTCTTTTAGACAAAGCGAAACGCTATGCCGAAAGGGTTGTGGCCGGTAAAGAAATTACAACAAAAGAAGTAATTATTCAATGTAAATGGTTTTTAATTGACCTTGAAAAACAAGAAAATGAAGATTTTAAATATTATTTTGATGAAGAAGCAATAGAAACAATCGAAGGTATTCTTGATTTACTTAGATTCGCTACAGGATTAGGTGTTGCTGGGAAAACAATATTAGAGGGCTTGGAAGGATTCCAGGCTTTTTTTCTTGTCAACATATTCGGCTGGCGCTTTAATTTCCAAATGCGTGGTCTAACTCCACCGTCTTTAGACGGTATAAGCTTTTAGCCTTAACTTTCGATGTCCATACTAGTATTGAGGTGAGAGTATGGACGGCTATAAAAGAAACGGGCATGCAGTATATGAAATCAAATACCATATTATTTGGGTAACAAAGTATAGATACAAAGTACTACAAGGGCCAATTGCATTGAGAGTGAGAGAATTAATACGGCAAGGTTGTGAAGCAAGAGGAATTACCATCCTACAGGGAAGTGTAGGGAAAGACCACATTCATTTATTAATTTCATGTCCGCCAAGTTTGGCACCAAGTAAAATAATGCAATACTTAAAAGGAAGATCATCAAGACTATTACAAGATGAGTTTCCGGAGTTGAAAAAAAGATATTGGGGACAACATCTATGGGCAAGAGGGTATTTTTGTGCAACAGTCGGAAATGTTACGGAAGAAATTATAAGAAATTACATTGCAAATCAATTTACTGAAGAGAGAAATGATATCTTCAAGATAGAAGATGAGTTTTAGTCAATTTTTGAGTATGCTTAAGCTTAAGGACTTTAAGAAGAACTTTAGTCTTTAGTAATGACTTTAGTCATCGACATTTATGTCAAAATCCACCTGCTTTGAGCAGGTGGTCGTTTAAAAACGATAAAGAAAAGTTTAGATATCGCGATATTACATTGTTTATACCACGTAAGAATGCGAAAACTTTCATTTGCGCTCTAATTATAATCATCTTAATGCTGACAGAGGATGATTATTCAGAATTTTATTCAATATGTTTGGATCGTGAACTTGCTGGTGAGGTTAAAAAGGCAATCACTCAAATTATTGAAGCTAGTCCAGATGTCACTAAGTATTTTAAATTATCGAGAACATTAAGCGGGAAAATCATTTGTAAACTTACAAATAGTTTTTATCAAGCAAGAACTGCAGAAGCAAATAGAAATAACTCCATACGCCCAAGTGCTTTTATTGCAGACGAGATTGGAGCTTTTAAAGATTACGGAAATATAAATGCAATGCAATCAGGACAATTAAATGTAAAAAACCCACTAAGATTTAAACTTACAACTGCTTATGCGGAAGATAAATCTATTATGCTCGAAGAATTAGATTACATCAAAAAAGTTTATGCAGGATTTATTGAAGATGACCGTATGTTTGCATTGCTTTATTATGCAGAAGAAGAACATTTGTGGGATGATACGGGATTGTTTCAAGCAAACCCTTTAAGAATTGAAGAAAATTATAATGAAATCCGAGATAACCGAAAAGCAGCAATCGAAAAACCTTCAGCCCGTGAAGAATATCTATGTAAGCATATGAATCACTTCTTGCCTACCAATTCCGGTGAGGCATTTATTAATATTGACGATCTAAGAAAGTGTAAGATTGATGATTTTGATTGGTCAGGTCGACAAGTTTGGTTAGGTTTAGACTTAGCCATGACAAATGATAACTGTTCTTATTCAATGGTTACAGAAGAAGATGGAAAAATATATGGCGACTCATTCGCTTTTATTCCCGAGGGTAGGATTGAAGAAAAAAATCGGTTTGAGAAGATAAATTATTATGATTTTATTAAGTCTGGAAAATGTTTCGCTTGTGGTGATTTAACCGTTGATTATGGGTTCATCGAAGATATGATCTTAGCTATCGAAGAAAAACACAAAGTAATCGTTATGGGCGTAGCTTATGACCGTTATAACTGTTTGTCGACAGCACAGAGACTTGAAAGAGATGGAAATTTAGTAACAGTTGAGGTAAGACAACATTCAAGTACTTTACATGCGCCAACAAAATTACTAAAAGAGAAAATTCTCAACCAAGATTTTCATTATACAGAGAATAGACTTTTAGAAATTAACTTCCAAAATGCTAAAGTTACTGAAGATACTAACAAAAATATATATGTAAACAAGAAAAAATCTAACGGTAAAGTGGATATGGTAGTTAGTTTAATAAACGCTATTTATTTGATGCAACAAGATGTTATCTTTAATCCTGATGCCGATTGGGCGGTACAGGTCATTTAGGGGAGGTAATACAGTGTGGCCATTTAGAAAAAAGGAAACAAGAGAGCAAACTGTTGAAAATAGTATGGGAGATTTGTTGCTACAGGCATTGATTGGTACTACTGTAATTACTAAAAGTGAAGCAATGAATATCCCTACTGTTTCTGCTTGTGTGGAGTTAATCTCAAATACAGTCGCATCCTTGCCTATTTTACTATACCAAGATAACGGTGGGAAAGTAATCGAGATAAAGGATAAACGTGTCGATTTACTTAATGACGATACCGAAGATACTTTGGATGGCGTACAGTTTAAAAAGGCACTAGTCACCGACTATCTTTTGGATGGTAACGGATATGCTTTCATTAATAGAAATCGTAATGAAGTAAAGAGCATCCACTATGTTGATGATCGTTACGTTACAATTAATATGAATGTTGACCCAATTTTTAAAAGATATGACTTTTTTGTGAATGGTAAACAATATCGGGACTTTGAATTTATTAAAATCACCAGAAAAACAAAAGATGGTGTTACCGGTAAGGGAATTATTGAGGAAAACAATAAAATCCTTTCTGTTGCCTACAATGCACTTGTATTTGAAGATTTGTTAAATAAAACTGGTGGAAATAAGAAAGGTTTCTTAAAAAGTCAAAGTAGGTTATCTCCTGAAGCTATTGAGATGTTAAAACAGGCATGGAATAATCTTTATAAAAACAATACTGAAACCGTAGTTGTATTAAACAATGGTGTGGAGTTCCAGGAAGCCTCACAATCATCTGTAGAATTGCAGTTAAATGAAAACAAACAAACGAATTCATCACAGATAAGTAACTTATTTTTAGTACCTGCACCTATTCTAAATGGAACAGCAAACGATGAAACCTATAATAACTGGATAAAAATATGTATTTTGCCTATTTTAACAGCAATCGAAACAGCTTTAAACAAAGACTTATTATTACCTAGTGAGAAAAATAAGTCTTTTTATTTTGCCTTTGATACAAAAGATTTGATGAAAGGTGATATCGAAAAACGGTTTAGAGCTTATGAAATTGCATCGAAAAACGGATTTATGCAAACCGACGAAATTCGATATCGAGAAGATTTACCACCATTGGGACTTAATTTCATCAAACTAGGGTTACAAGATGTTTTGTATGACCCTGTAACTAAGACAATTTACACACCAAATACGAATAAAACGGCTGAGATGAGCAATCCAGATACAACCTTGGAGGGGGGTGAGGAAAATGCGAATAGAGATTCGAGGAAATCAAGTACTTCTTGATGGATATGTCAATGCAGTAGATCGTGAAAGTCGAGTCCTTCCTTCACCAAGGGGAAGATTTATTGAAAAAATTAAGCCTAAAACATTTGAAAGGGCCCTTCAAAATACGGACAATGTCGATTTGCTTTTTAATCACGATAAATCAAGAAAATTAGGCTCAATCAAAGATGGAAACCTTGATTTGCATGAAGATTCTATAGGTTTACGTGCCATTGCTACTGTAACGGATGAGGAAATTATTCAAAAAGCAAAAAATGGCGAATTGAGGGGTTGGTCTTTCGGTTTTATCGCCAATAAAGACCAATGGGAAGATGGCCCAGATGGAATCCAAAGAAGAGTACTAGAAGATATTGATCTATTAGAAGTGTCCATCTTAGATAAAACACCTGCTTATATTGCTACATCGATAGAAGCAAGAGGGGAAGAAAACGTCATCTTGGAAACAAGAAGTGATGATTTTAAAGCAAAAATTGAAGATTTATCAACACAAAAAGAAGGAAAACAGGAAAAACGTGAAGTAGATTATTCGCTTTACGAAAAAGAAATGGAAATTTTAAAATTGAAAGGTGGAAAAAAATAATGACATTTTATAATGTATTAGCAAAACCTGTAATTGAAGTTCGTTCTATGCCAACGCTATTAGAACA